CCTGTAACAACCAGCAGTTTGTTGCTTCTTTTGAACACTTTATCAATTTCAATAGCAGCATCATATGCTGATTTTTTTATACCCTTTTTAGACCAAAGATTGGCATTCTTGAACCAATCCTTAAATTCATTTGTTCCTGGAATAGATAGAAATTGATATCCTTCAAAATTCATCACATTATATTCAGTGGTGCCAAGATCAACATTATGATCATAAGCATATTGAGTATAATAGGCAGATTTTAAATAAAGGTCATCCATTTTAAATCCTCATTGTATTTGGATGGGTTTGTAAATGAAGATGTAATCCTGATCCTGTATCATGGCAAATACAACAATCCATATCAGGTCTTTCTGGATCATAAATCCATTTTGAATTAATATATTCAACTATAATATCCCCAAGAATACTATATCTGCATCTGAAGTCTAAGCCTCTTAGTGGTAGAGAACCATGAACACCTAAATCACCATGTCTATAAAGACTTGTGATAGTAAGATCAATGCCAAAATGCTCTTCAACATCTATGGCCATTGCCCTGAGATCTAAGTCAATGAATTTGAGTTGTGCTAAATCAATTCTCATTTTCTGTTATCCTTTATGGCCTTCATGATAACTGAAGTATTTTTTGGATTGACCTGAGCTTTCACATCTGGAGGATTATTTCCAGATAGAGCAACAACAAATCCAATTAGAATAATAGCACAAGCAGTATAAACCACTTTTTCTAATTTCTTCACTTTTTCACTGATGACATTACAAGGCAGACGTGCTTGTGCAACTTTAATTTCTGATATGTGTTCTGCCTGGTTGTCAAGCTTCTTATGTATCCTTAAAAGAGACTCAAGCATCATATCCTCATTATTCATCAATATCCTCAATATCAATTTTTGGAATTGGGATGCCCTTTTCTTTTAGCATTTTCTCAGGATCAGTATTAATGCTATTATTATTAACAACAATTGTAGAGGGCTCATCTTTGATTCCATATACGTTTGCAGATAACAACTTGATTAATCCATTATTCACTTTTGCCGCTGGTTCAAAAGCGTGCTTGGCAATCTTATTTCTCCACTTAACTGCTCCAACTTCAAGACCTGTGCTCACTGCTATATTTAGCTCTTCATGCTCTGTCATCCATTTTAACAATGTAGCTTTTGAAATATGGAGTCTAGCACAAACATGGGATTTAGTCTTGGCATTTGCCCCATTTGCCAGAGTATCATATGCAATCTTAGCATATTCATCTTTATAGTGCAATGTGCCATACTTAGCTAAACGCTTCTTTTCATTTGGGGATAGTTTAAAAGAGAATTGTGGATGAGAAGTATCAATTTCAGGAACATATTGAGACTCTGCTTCTTCTCTTGAAGTGATATGATCTTTTATTTTTTCAGCAGCCATTAAAATATAACTCCTTAATTTAATACCCCTATATTATCCTATATATATAGGAAAGTAAAATTGAATCTTTACTCTTTTATAAGTGCCTGGAATAATTAAATAATCTCTAAAATAAATTTATAAAACACTGAAATCACTATATATTTTATTTCACTATCTTTTAACTATCTGGAATAATTAAGTAATTTCTTAACCTAAGAAATAACTGCCTGAAATAATTAGAAATCACTGAAAATTTAGGTTTAACTAGGTTTCTCTTACTCCTATAGAATCTTAACTACTTAACTTCTAATATTTACTGTTTTAGATCTTCTCCGGCGTAGAAAAACCTAACTAAACCTAAAAAACTAATTTTATATAAGTATTTCAGTAAGTTATTTCTTAGGTTTAGAAAGTCAATGATTTCAGCCAGTTATGAAAATCCTTAATTATATTAGATACTTAAAAGCATGGGGTCATAAAAAACTATTTTTTTTTAAAAAGTGCAGGTTAGGTTAAATAAAATGGATAAAGGTCTAACCTTTAGATAAAAACTTCTGAAACACCCAAAAATTATCACAATAGCCCATTTGTATAAAAATTTGAGTAATCCTCTTCTGTCCAAGATTCATCAAATGATTCTTTTGGTTCATCATATGTTTTCTGCCTTTTTAGACCTTGATCTGTGGATATGACACTCCATAATTCTTCATTTTCAAATAACCAACCTTCACTTTTTAATTCTATTTCCAGCACATCCCATGGCAACCCATTATTGGAAAATAGACACTGAGCAGATATTGGCAGCAATTTTATTTCACCTTTATATCTTTTCCAAGGTTTGCAAGATATTTTAATTGGTCTTATTCTCTGTCTTAGATTCAAGCTCGCATCCTGGGCAATAACATTTTATACACTTCCTCACCTTACAAGGTTTGCAATATCTTCTCTCTGAAAGCTTGATTTGACTGAGGCAATTAGGACATTGTATTTTCTTTTCACTCATCTCTCCACCAATGTGATTGAAGGGTGATTCAAAGAGTGCCTCTGGAATCTATGACCAACTAAAGTCTTGCCAGGTCTGCACCAACCTTTATTAACATCATAACATACTGCCTTGTTTGGTATTTGCTCTCTGTTCTTTAAACTTCTTAAATTTGGATTTGTCATTAATTTCATTTTGTCTCCTTATTTAAAAATTTGCATTCAATCCTCTGTTTTTTCTTTTTGAAAGAATATCAGGATGTTTTTTTACCAAATAATCTGTTGTTGTTTCAGCATCATCATCACCTGCAAGCAGCAAACCTCCTGGTTGCCTTCTTTGGTGGTACAAATTTATTTTTTTTGATCCAAATAGTCTGTACCCTTCTCTTTTAATATTTACACTCAAATCTTGATCTTCTCTATATCTGAGGTTTTCATCCCAATGGCAACCTATTTTATTCAAAGCAGAAACTCTTATCAAAGCAAAATTAGCAGCAACTGCATTCTTTTCATAAAAGTCTGGTTTGTTTAAAGAAAATGATTTATTATCTGTTCCAATAATTCCAACATCATCATTACTATTCATAAAGCTGACAGCAATTTCTATTGCTTTTGGCCCAACTTTTGAATCATCATCAATAGATAATATATAATCAGGAGAATATTCCAAAGCCTTATCTGTTGCTGTTTTTCTGGCTGCACCAACTCCTTTATTCTCTTGGTGGTGGATGCATTCTATATTTTCAAGATTAAATTCATCACAAATCTGATTAACTGAATCAGCATCTCCAAAATCATTACAAATAACAATTCCCCATTCATGATTCATTTTACTAAAAGATTCACAGATACTATTCAAGGCAATTCTTAAAAAATCACTTCTCTCATATGTTGGAATTATAACCCAAATTCTTTTACCTGAATTGCCACCAATATTTAGTTTGTAATTTATTTCTGGTATTATAAATTTTTTACCAACTTTTATATAGCCACAACGATTGTGCATGTTTAAGATAAAATTATCAATTTGTTTTTTAGCACAAATAAAAATGGCTTGATCTTTGGAATCAGCATATTCACAGAATCTATCAGTCAATGAACCATCTGAAAATATTAGTCTACTTTCTTGAACAATATCATTTACATCACTTATTAATTTTTCAAAATCCAAATTGTATAGTTTTTCAAGACTAAATTCAGTTTTTGAAAAAACACAATCAAAAATAATTCTATTTACAGTATTACCTCTATATGGATTGTCCATCATATCTCTCCTATTAACATTATCTTCCAATATACAACATTACTTGTCTCTTTACTCAACATTAGGCTGTGGAAAACAACATCTACCATTGTACTAAGATATCTGCCAAGAGTTCTGGTGCTCTTTCCCTTTTCACCTAATATATCATCAATTGCTTCGCTCAATGGAGTCTCACCACTTTCAAAAGCTCCATAAGCTTTCTTGATTATATCCTTCGTTGTGAACTTACTACTTCCAAATGTTTCCTTCAATTGATTTAAAAAGTGTGCTTTTCCAAGCTTAATTGGATCTTCTTGCTGATTCTTTTTAACAGCATCATTTATATCAATCCCAGCCACTTTCAATATTGGCCTTCTTACAAACTTGTCCCAACCTTTAAAGCGGGTTGAGTCTGGTGCTTGAACTCCCTTTCCTGCTATGATAATAGATAGTATAGCAGACATAGTCTTTTTGCGGTGGTCCATAGCCCATTGGCCAATGTCTTCACGCTTAAATACCCTCACATTTGGATCTTCCATTTTTGCATTTATATTAATTGGATAAATCCTAGTAGCAAAATCACCAACAAACTTAATCCCATTACCAGTAAACAACCAAACAACAGAGCTTGGAACCTCAACATTTTTATTTTCACCCAATTGCCTTCCTGAAAATAGATCATTTGACATAGCCCTCGATAAGACATTACTTGTCACAGTATCTCCTTGATCAATATTATCAAATAGAACACAGCTATGCCCTTCTTGTAATATGGCCAATAAATGCTTGCCTAGCTCCACTTCATCATCTGGTAGGGTAGTAGCAGCCACAGGCCTGTTAAACACACTATAAGAGATGAGCTGGGCCATAGTAGTCTTGCCAGAAGATTGAACAGGACTTACTATGCCATATCCAGGAAAGCCACTATCACCACAGATTGTTGGTCTTTGCACTGCTGTAAGCATAGCAGATACAGCAACAGCCCTATCTAAATCAGAAGAAAATGGAAATTCAGCAAACACTTCATTGGCCAAATATTCATAAGCTTTTTCTGGGTTCATTTTTGTTATTTTTAGCTTGTGGTGAAGTACTGCATAAAGGCCAGTTGTATCATCATATCCTGTCTTTCTTATAAGCTTCCAACTTTCATCAATAAAAGGATTCTCAACAATTCCAGTCAAAGGCTTAAAACAAGGGCTGGTTGCTTCTCCTATAACATTCAAGAAGGTTGATGGGGGCTCAATGTCCATACCCTTTTCATTCACAAGCATAACATCTTTCTTCATACGATATGACAAGCTGGAATATGGTTTGACATATGGTTGGATAATAGGCATCTTTGGGTAATCTTTTCCAAGTAGAGCAGATTTATGACATTGCTGTATAGTTTTAGGATGCCCCATACCAACGCTGGCAAGCCTTCCACCTATTACAAATAGCTCAGGATGATGTGAAGATTTAGCAAGCACTTTGCAAACATTTTTACACACATCTCCGCTGTTTTCTACTGAGAGCTCAAACTCATATATGCCTCTTGATTCTCTTTCCTTTGATTTGGCTTCTTTAGCAGCTTCAGACTGTTTTATTTTGTATTCTTCTTCAGCAATTTTTATGGTCTTTTGAATATCTCTTGCCCCATATCCAATTTTCTTCATGATCTGGTGAATTGCTGTGGTTCTATCCATGGGGGATAGAAGTATACATTTTTTGGCATATCCTGCTTTCACAGTCAATGTGTCCTCATCTTGTATCCATTCAAGCACTTCTTCAATAGTTGGCTCATTGACAATATTGAAAGCACTATCAACAGATCTGTCTATATCATCAAATCTGTCTTGCCATCTTTTATCTTTAATAGTAGCACTATTCATTGCTCCTTTGAGCATAGCCTTGACAGCACTTATTGGGACTTTCTGATTGGCTAAAGATAAAGCCAGACCATTTAATGCTGTGTGATAATCTTCAGCTGTTAAAACCTTCTCAACTGCAGAGGATAAGTCAAAATCTGTTTTAGATTTGGATTGATTTTTGCTTTGGTGGGACACTTCAGGTTTCCAATCAAGATAAGGATGACCATTATCAATATATCCAATGAAATCCTCTATAGGATCAGGAGCATTGAGGCAGATCCTTTTCTGTATATAAACAGGTTGGGCAGGAAGCAAAACTGCAGGGTCAATAGCTTTTATCCCATATCCTTTTATCCACTCTCTTATATCAAGGTTATGGGCTGGCTCTTTAAGCCAGAAAAATAGGTGGCACTTTAATTGGTTACTAGTTAAGCCATATGAGCTTGAATATTGATAAATATAATCACACTCTTGAAATGGCTCTGGCAGGGCTTTTATGAACTCTTTTATAGTACCATCCCAACCATCTACATCTAAACAAAAAAGGCTCAAATTCCTATCTGTAATAGTAGGTTTGAGCCCATCTGGATGATCAGATCTTTTACGCCTGACCATTTTTTCTTTGTTTGTTCCTTCTATTATAGAACCATGAATCATAAAACAAGGATGATCCTGATTTTCTAATAAAATGTTATAAGCTTCTTGTAAATTATTTATGGGTGCCTCAAAACCCTTGAACCATTTTCCTGATTTATAATTTTCTTTCAGCTCCCATTCATCATCTACCAACTCAAAACTTTTTGTGGCCACTCCTTTTAGTGGCATCAGAAAATTAAAATTATGCAAGCTCACCTCATTGGTTAAAATATTAATGTTTAGTTTTACTTAGCTAAATATAACCTATTCTAACCTAAAAGGAAAGTTTTTTAAATATTCCAATAGTGGTGGATATTTTCAATGATTTCAGTCAGTAATGGTTTTAGAATTTCTGAGGGTAAGTATACCAACCCCATACATACACCTCTTAAAACAGAAATTAAGGTGTGTATTTTTGATATTGATAAAATCTATAGATTTTATAGATCAGAGATAAAATCCAGCAATTCATGAAAACCTAAGTGAAATGAGTACAAAATTAATAAATTGTTGTTATAATTGAATAAAATCAGCACTAAAAATAAAATATAAAAATAAATTGATATTTTTTGATATTTTTTGATATTTTTATTCATAATCATTTCAGCTAGTTATGCACCAATTCCATATAAGTGTTTGATATCATTGATGATAAAAATTGTTTACTTTTGTGCCCAAATGGTTCATAATGAAGGTGAAGTTGAGGGCAGACTGGGAACAGGAGACGCTAAACCAAAACTTCAAGCCAGCAAAAAGAAATGCCATAGGCTGGACTGGTGAAACCCCAAGAACAAGTCGATGATCAGGGCAAGGCCAGAATTGAGGATGCCACTGCTACCTTATAAGGAGTGAACCTGCTAAGTAGCTCACAGGACAGTAAGCAAAATTGATTAAGTTATATAAGGGTGTGCACCCTTACTGATGATTCAAAAATGATGAAATAACTTAACCTTTATATAGGAGATATCATGGCTACAGAAATAACAATAACAAAAGATGAGTTTAATAATAACTATATTGTTGAAATTGAAAATGGTGATTTTTCTCCTGCTTTCTGCAAAAATATAAATATGGCAAAAGAAGAAGCAGAATGGATGAGAGAGTGTTACTTTGATACTTATGGTCATGATAGTGACTGGATAGAAATAATTGAGAAATAACTTAACCTTTATATAGAAGATAACCAAAAAGACCTGAGCAAGTCAATAAACTGCTTGAAAGGTTTTAAGATGAAAGCAACCACAGATATTATAAAAGTTGATGGTGAATATCAAGTAAGACTATTTGAAGATGGGATCAGAAATCATAATGCCACTTATTTTACAGATGATAAAGAAGATGCTCAAGAGACTGCCAAGGCAATGGTGAGAGATTATAAACCAACTGCTGAAAGTGCTTACAGAGAAGAACTGCTTGAGCAGATTGAAGGGTATTGTGGCAAGATGGAAAATCTTCACAGACTTGGCACAAATGAACTAGTCAAAATTAGAAATCTGGTTAGAGATAGTAGAAAACTTGATGCTTTAATACCATAAGGAGATACCATGGACAAGAAAAAATTAATTGACAAAGTTGTAAAACTTTTAGCCCTGTCTGAAAATAATTCTGAAACTGCTGAAGCCAAATCTGCTAAAGAAATGGCAGCCAAGCTTATGGCCAAGCATGATATTTCATATATTGAGACAAGAGAAAAGCCTGATTTTAAGACCTTTAATAAGGTACTGACTAGGCTATATCCTATTAAATATGATTCAACCTTAATAAATGTGATTTCAAGCTTTAATGGTGTTGGATACTTTATTAGAAGGGGTTTGAATCGTGGCCCAAATAAATGCCCAGGTGCAAATATTTTCTGTGGCAGAGAAGCAAACATTCAAGCTAATGATTATATGCTTGAAATTGTTTTTCAACAGAGACAGTCTGCTTGGAAAAGATATCTTGAAGAATATAAAGAAAAATGGTCTTTATCTCCTAAAGAAAAAGACAAAAAAGAATGGATGTTTGGCTTTATGTTTGGTGTTCAAGATAAGTTGAAAAGCTTGACCAAAATGAAAGATCAGAAAGTTCAGGAATATGGGCTTGTACCAGTAGATGAATCCAAACAAGCAATTGATTTTTATACTGCTGATAATGATGTTAGAAAAACCAAATCAAGATCAATTGGATATAATTCAGATGGCAGAGAAGCTGGTAAGAATGTTTCTATTAATAAAGGAATAAAAACCCAGAAAATTAATTCTTTACTTGCTTAAAATTAATTAGTATAATCATTAAAACTTAAAAATTTAGGAGCTTAAAACATGACAACTTTAAAACTTACAAAACAGGAAATGGCAATTGCAATAATCAAAATTGATGAAGATTCAGATTATAAATCTTTGATGAGAATGTCAGAAGATGAGCTCACAAAAGAGTATTGCAAGATCACAGATATAAAAATCAGTAATCTTGCTGATAATATAATAAATGCAGTAAACCAAAAAAATGAGGAGAAAATCATGACTGAATTAAAAATGACAGAAGGTTTTGTAGTAGGTGCCAGAGATGCCAGATTGGTAATTGGAAACAACCGGAAAGCTAAACCTGCTGTTGAAGCAGTAAAAGCAGTTAAGGGTGTTGAAGCAGTTGAAGCTGTGAAAGCAGATAAAGAAAAAGGCATCAAAGCTGTTAAAGCAGTGGCAGAAGTCAAAGCTGTGAAAGCAGTTGAAGCCCAACCTGCAAAACCTGCAGAGCAGGAAGTCCATTTGGATTCTACTACTAAAGAAGTTGCTCAGGAAGTCAGAGCCAGAATGGCTGACCAAGGCTTTGAAGACAAATTTGATGGCCAACTTGTAGAGACCAAAGATGGTCGATTCAGATTGACATTTGTGGCAGAAACTGACAAACCTATCCGGGATGCTTTTAAAGCAGTTAAAAAGGCTGATGGCTATAACAAAGCTGGTCTGGATGCTGCTAAAGAAGAGAAAAAAGCAGCTGCCAAAGCTAAAAAGGCTGAAGAGAAGGCCAAAGCTGATGCTGCCAAAGAAAAAGAAAAACCAAAAGAAACTCCAAAATCTGAACCTGAAGATGACAACTCAGGAGATGATGAGGATGCCTGGCCTGGTGAAGATTTAGATGAATAAACCTGGCCCAATGTAAGGTATATGCCGGATACCTTACCTCCAAACCTACCCCAGAGCACCACTGGGGTAGGTTTTAAAAACTAGCTGAAAAATAAAAATTTAAAGCTCAAAAGCACAATAGGTACAATTTGTAGATGGATTAAGATTTAGAGAAGCCAGCCACCAGTCCTAATTAGGTGGCCAAAGGTCTGGACAACCAGGGTCATTGATAAAGGTGGTTGGCTTGTCTAAGTTTTAATCAACCTTAACCAAAGGGGTCAATATGGAGAATCTAATTGGTAGAGTAGATATCTGTGATAAATGCACAAGGCTATCAGTTTGTAAAGACCAAGGCTTTGTAAATAATATTGGTGATATGGATTGTGATTATTTTAAACCATTAACAAAAGGAGTCAATATGGAAGAAACTGTGAAAAAATGGATAGAGCAGAAAGAGATACTTACAAATGCTAAAGTCACTGAATTAGCTCTGAGGAATGAGATAGCAGCACATATCCTTCAGGATAAGATAAAAGGAGCTAAAAAGGGTGTTATAGGGGCTTACAAGCTGACTGCTACTGCTAAGCTTAATGCTAAGATTGACAAAGAAGCTCTCAAAGCTATCTGGAAAGATCTCAGCCCAGCAGAAAAGCAGGCAGTGAAATTTGATCCAAAGATTGTGGCTGCTAAATACAAGACTTTGGATGCCAAATGTATGATTCACCAAACCATAACCCATAAACCTGGCACACCAGGATTAGAATTGAAAGGAGTAATTGGATAATGGCAATTAAATTTACAACCACTAAAAAGGGTGGTGAATTTGTTAAGGTTTTGATCTATGGCCAATCAGGAGTTGGCAAAACAACCTTGGCTGCTACTGCCCCAAATCCCATTATCATCTCTTCTGAGAAGAAGCTGATCAGCCTTAAAGACTTCAACATCCCAGTCATACTTATTGAAGATCACAAAGACCTCAAAGAAGCATATGAGCTGGTATCTGGCTCAAAAGGTAAAAAATTTGATACTGTGGTAGTTGATTCAGTTTCTGATATTGCTGAGACTATTCTGGCCTATTTTAAAGAGAATCCAGTTGATGGCAATACTCACCCTAAGGCAGCATATGGACATATGGCAGATCATCTTGGGCCATTGATCAAAAAATTCAGAGATATCCCTGGCAAGCACAACTATACCATTGCAAAATCAAAGATGATAGAAGATCAATACACAAATGTATCCATGTTCTCTCCATCTTTGCCTGGTAAAGTATTGCCTGGTAACATCTCATATGAATTTGACTATGTTTTTGCCATGAGGATTGGAGAGACAGAAAGCGGGAAAAAATTCCGCTACCTTCAGACCCAGCCAGACATTCAATGGATGGCAAAAGGTGTTGAAAGTCTGAATGCTATTGAAAAACCAGACTTGACCAATATTTTCAATAAAATCTTAGGTAAGGTTGAAAAACCTGAAAAGGAGGCAGACACAAAAGAATAAAGATGTTTAATTATATGAGCAGTAATAGTTTTGAATCAATTTTAAATTAAGGAGTAAAAATGGCACAACTAGGACAAGCATTTGATAGTGGACAGCATGATGATATGAATAATTTTGATCCTATTCCTGCTGGGGAGTATGCAGTCAAGATTGTTGATTCAGATATCAAAAAAACAGCAGCAAAAACTGGCAAATATATCAAATTTGAATTTGAAGTTATCAAAGGTGATTTCAAAGGCAGAAAAATCTGGACCAATTTAAATATTGTCAATCCCAGCCCTGTAGCAGTAGAAATTGCCCAGAAAGAATTGGCAACAATTTGCAGAGCAGTTGGCAAAGCAGTTATCCAGGACACCCAGCAACTTCATGGTATTCCTTTTCTCATGAAAGTCAGAATCAAACCAGCCAAAGGTGATTACCCAGCAGGAAATGCACCAACAGGATATAAACCCATTGGCACAGTTGGGGGCTTTGATCCTTCTGAAGAAACAGATGGCAAAAAGGCTGCTGAAAACTTCACTAAAGAAAGTGGAGCTGCTGAGGATGATGATCCACCTTGGGGTGATGAATAACATTTAATCTTAGGGGTGGGCAACCACCCCTTTAAAGGAGTATTATGAAACTCTTGGTTTATACAATCTTAATAATTGTTTTTATAGCTATTTTAGCTTGGTTCAATAAATGTGCTGATATACCTATAGTCTATTGGTCAAACTCTAAAAATGAGTGTGTTAAAGTAATTATAAAAGGGATAGATTGTGATTGTAAACAATTACCAGATAAATATGAAAGGATATGGGTGAAATGAGCAAACATATTGATTATATAATGAAGAAATACAGTTGTGGATTGAATGATGCAAGAAAAATATCAAAAAGGCAGGATATCAGGGCAAGGATTAATGCTGCTGGATCTTGGAAGGATTTAAAACAGCAGATGCTTAGGTTGCTAGATTATATGGAAAAGGAGATGCTATGATGGCAAAATTACCTGTTGATACAAGATTAAAGATAGAAAAAGCTATAGAAGATGGAATGGTTGTTCAGGCCTTTAGACCTTATCTGGGTTTGTCAGGGATTGGTGATAGTTGTTCAAGAAAATTATGGTATGGTTTTAGGCTTTGTGCCGTGGTTCAAATTACCCAAAGACTCCACCGCTTGTTTCAAAGAGGACACAAAGAAGAACCAATCATACAAGCTGATCTGAGAAGGGCTGGAGCAGTGTGCCATGTAACTCAGGATAATCAACCAGAAGCAGTCTGTGGTAATGGTCATATAAAAGGTCATCTTGATGATGTTATCACCAAATTGAAGGATGCTCCTAAAACTCCACACCTTGGTGAATACAAAACTCATAATGATAAATCTTTCAAAGATCTCCTAAAAAGAGGCATGAAGCTTTCCAAACCAGTTCATTATGCTCAAATGGTTTGCTATATGCATCTTTTCAAGCTAAAAAGGGGTTTGTATGTTGCAGTAAATAAAAATGATGATTCTCGATATTATGAGAGGATTTCTGCTGACCCTGATAAGGCTAATGAGCTTATAAGCAAAGGTGAGGATATTATCAGCACAGAAATACCACCACAGAGAATTGGCAACTCAACTTGGTATGAATGCAAATGGTGTAATTATTATCAGATTTGCCATTTTGGTGAAGCCCCTTTGAAGAACTGCAGAACCTGTAAATTTGTAGATATTCATGATGAAGGTAAATGGAGGTGTTCTGGGCTCAAAATTTGGTTGAGCTTTGAGCAACAACAATTAGGTTGTCAGAGACACAAATATTTGGAGGGATTGAGATGATAAGTTTACCAACAGAAGGTGGAATATGCAAATCTTGTTCTGATAATGCTGATTGCCCTATGCCTGAGATTTTAAAGGAATGGAAAGATGTAAAAGAATTATATAGCCCAAATGAAGTGCCAGATTATGTATTTGATGAATCTTATATTGATGAACCAGATTTTGAAAATGGATTTGTAATTTGGTGCCCTATGCATTTTGGAGAATCATAATGACTAAATTCACCCCATACAACTTCCAATCAGAAGCCATTCAATCAGTCTTCAATTATTTTTACAAGGGTGGAAAAGGCAACCCATTAGTAGTTGCACCAACAGGCAGCGGCAAATCTGTTATTATAGCTTGCTTTTGTGAAGAAGTAGTCAGAAGGTGGTCAAGACAAAAAATTCTTGTTATAAGCCATGTAAAGGAGATACTGAGGCAGAACTATGAGGCAATCTGCAAACAGCTCCCTAACAAAGAAATAGGGTTATATTCAGCTGGTTTAAAGAGTAAGATTATTAAAGATATTACTGTGGCAGGTATTCAGTCAATTTATAATAAGCCAGAATTGTTTGATTTATTTGATATCATTCTTGTTGATGAATGTCATACTATTCCTCATAAGAAAAATGGGATGTATCATAAATTTTTTGATCAAGTTGAAAAGCCAGTTATTGGTTTTACAGCTACACCTTTCAGACTTGGATATGGATATCTTCATTTAGGTGATTTTAAATTTTTTGATGATATTGTTTATACCATACCTATTAAAAAACTTCAAAGAGAAGGCTATCTATGCCAGCTTACTGCTAAAGGGACAAAGAGAAGATTGCAAGCAGATAAGATCAGGAAGCAAGGTGGCGATTATATTCTGAGTGAATTATCTCTTGCATTTGATAGGGATAGGATAACAAAGGATATAATATCTGAGCTTATTCTGTATAAAGAAATAAGGAAAAAATGGTTGTTATTTGCTATTGATATAGAGCATGCTGAACACATTACTCAAGAGTTGATTAAAAATGATATAATGGCAAATTTTGTCCACTCTAAAATGATTCAGAATAGAGATGAAGTGATTCAAGATTTTAAAAAATCAAAATATCAAGCTTTGGTTTCTGTTGCTGTTCTCACAACTGGATTTGATGATCCTGAGATTGATTTGATAGGCTTATTAAGACCAACTGCCAGCCCAGTTCTTCATGTTCAGATTATTGGAAGGGGTTTGAGGATCTCTCCAAAAAAAGAAAATTGTTTGGTGCTTGATTTTGCAGGCAATCTTATGAGAAATGGCCCAATTGATGCTCCTGTTATAAAGCTAAAAGGGAAAGGCACTGGTGAACCAATAATGAAGGAGTGTGATAACTGTTGGGAAATAGTTCATGCTGCTGTTAGAATTTGCCCAGCTTGTGGTCAGAAATTTAAGTTCAAACACAAACTTTCAGCAACTGCTAAAGATAGGGAAGTTTTGACCTTTGAGGAATGGCATGAAGTAACAGATGTTAAATATTTCAACTATACAGGGTCAAAGGATATCCCAATGCTCAAAGTATCATATTTCTGTGGGCTTAGAAGGTTTTCAGAATATGTTTGCTTACAGCATAATGGGTATGCTAAGCACAAAGCTCACCATTGGTGGATGAGAAGATCTCAAGAAGATCCACCAGAGACTGCTCAAGAAGCTTTGGAACTTTCACCTTTACTTATCAGGCCAAAAAGTATATTAGTAGATGAGTCAGGCAAATATGATAACATAAAAGAAATGAGGTTTTAAGGAGGCAAAATGATTATTATTGGAGCAGGCATGTCAGGCCTTTTGTGTGGGGCTTTAAATCCAGGATCAACTATTTATGAAGCTGGTCCAGAAAGAGAATCAGATCACAAGGCATTGTTCCGCTGTAAATCTGATCAAATAGGAAAGGTGCTTGGAATACCTTTCAAAAAGGTTATGGTCTATAAGTCTATCTGGTTAGGTGAAACTGAAGTCCATTCAACTCCCAGGATAGCTCATATGTATTCTCAGAAGGTTGCTGGAAAGATTTCTGGCAGATCAATAACCAATATTGAGTCTGGATACAGATATATTCCACCAGATGATTTTATTGATCAATTGAAAGAAAGGTGTGACATCAAATACAGATACAAATATGATTTTCTTTCTGATTCTGATGGCCCTGTTATATCAACTATTCCATTGTTTAAAGCAATGGATGCATTTTTGATAGATGCACCTGAATTTTCTTTCAAACCAATCTATGTCAATAGAATAACAATACCAAATTGTGATTCTTATTGTACTGTTTATTATCCAGGTCATAATGCAGCATACAGAGCAAGCCTGATAGGTGATACTCTTATAACAGAGGGTATGCACAAACTTCACCATAATGCTCTGGTTGAGATTTGCAAATCTCTTGGCATAAGATGGAATGAAAATTATCCAGAGCAGATAACAAACCATATCCAAAAAATGGGTAAAATCTCTGCCATTGATAATAAGATAAGACAGAAAGCCATAACAGAATTGACCTTGAAATATGGCATCTATTCTTTAGGCAGATTTGCCACTTGGAGACCAAAAGTGATGCTTGATGATGTTTTGGAAGATATCTGGCATATTAACCGATTGATTAAAGGTGGAGATTATGCTGCCATCAAGCATAATAATTGATATTTTAATTGGATTTATAATCCTAATAATTGGCCAGGTAATTGGCTATAATTTAAATGAGGAGAAGAAAGATGACAACAAATAAAGATGCAGCAAGAGTAGAATTAATCAATGTGACACAAAATGCCCTTGAGCTTTTGATTTTGACAAAATCAGGTAGACTTGCCACTGGCACAACTTTTCAGAAAATCATGAAATGGTCTTATGGGAAGAAAATGGAGCACCTGGGCTATATGATGGATACTATTAAATCCAGCTTTGAATTTGTGGATTATGTATTCGAGATTAAAGATGTTTCCAGAGCTTTTACTCATCAGGTGGTTAGAACCAGAACAGCTTCATTTCAGCAACAAGCTATGAGAGTTGTTGATGCTAGAAATTTTAGTTATTTGAAATCAACAGACCACCCTTCATATAACAAAGCATTTGAGATCAGCCTTGAAGAATATGGCAAAATGCTTGATGATGGAGTGCCAGTTCAAGATGCCAGAGGAGTTTTGGGAACAGGCATTCATACAGCCATCTTTGTAAAGGGCAATCTCAGAACTCTTTCAAACATGGCAGAACTCCGCTTGTGTAAGCGGGCTGAAGGAGAATATCAATCTGTGTTCAAAAAGATGGTTGATCAGGTTCTGGAATTTCACCCTTGGGCTGAGCCACTATTGAAAGTTCATTGTATAAAATATGGTATCTGTGCATTTCCTAGGTATGATAAATGCCCAGTCCAGAAATTTTGCCTCAAGCCTGAGACTGTCAGACCAGTGATTGAAGATGCTTGGATCAAAAACCAGCATGTGGCCAATCCTGTGGCAAATAAGGATGGTATGACTATGTAGCATACTAAGCCCTGTGTCAGTCTTTGAACAGGGCTTAAACAATAAATTTTAACTGTTTAAGAGGTAAATATGAGTCATAATAAAGAAGATAAAAATAAACCTGATGCAATAATCATTGATTTAGAAGGCACTTTGTCAGATCACTCTCACAGGAAGCATTTGTGGGAAGGGAAAAACTATCACCTGTATAATAAAAAGTTCATAGATGATCCTGTGAATGAAAATTTTTTAGTGCATTTAAAAACTTGTGCAGGTATGGCAATCATTATTTGTACTGCCAAGAAAGCCAAATATCATGAAATAGTTTCTGAGTGGTTAATCAAAAATGAACTTGCTATTTTAATAAGTGATATCCATTATCGTGGTTCAAATGATGAAAGATCATCTGTTGAAGTCAAAAAATCTTTGCTGACAGAAGTTCAAAGCAAATATAATGTTGTTGCAACCTATGATGATAGAGAAGATATTTGCCAGATGTTTGCAGAGAATGGCATCAAATCTTATCTGGTTGATAAAGATGGCATTTATGAATATGAGATAGATATCGAAACAGTGAATATAAATTCAAACCAAGCACCCAGGCCTGATGAAATATTGATGAAAGCAGCTAAATTGTTCAAATCAAGGAATGTTGAATATGGAAATGGATATAAGGATTTTGGAAAAATTATGATGACCCTACTGCCTGATGGAGTTGAAATTAAAACTGCTGAAGATGCATCCCGATATGCCATCCTTAATATCATGATTGCTAAATTTGATCGATATTGCAAAAATTTTCACAAAGGTGGACACAAAGATAGTTTGAGAGATATACCTGTCTATTGTGCTATGCTCCAGGAGATTGATGATGATAACAATATTTGATCAAGAAACAACTGGGTTGATGAAGGCAAAAGGCTCAGACCAACTTCATCAACCTCATCTGACTGAAATTTATGCTATGCAGGTTGATAATAATTTTAATTTTGTTAGGGATTTTGAATCTTTAATCAAACCCCCAATCCCCATCCCAAGCTTTTTAGAAAAGCAAATTGGGATAACAAATCAAATGGTTGCAAATGCCCCCACATTCATTCAGGTATACAAACAAATCATTAATGTTTTCTTCAGATCTCATACTGTGGTTGCTCACAATCTTTCATTTGATGAAGGTGTATTGATTGGGGAGCTTAGAAGGATAGGAAAAGAACACCATTTTCCATATCCCCCAATCAAATATTGCACAGTTGAGCAAAGCATGCATATTAAGGGTCACCGCTTGAAGAATGATGAACTCTACAAGCTGGCCACTGGCAAAGAAATGGTTGGTGCTCATAGGGCTAAAGTGGATGTGATGGCAACCTTTGAAAGCTTCAAATGGTTGAAGGGATGGTGCAAATAATGGGAGTGATGCCAAGAACTGCATTATTGCTGACAAGATATGGAATGGTCAAAGGTGAATTTGACAATTATTTTTTATTAGCAGTATCATTTGGATTATCAATAAAAGATGGAGTGATCACCTTTAATGGGAAAGAAAGAAATCCAACATATTTTGATGAATGGGATAGTGTGGATGCTATGAAAGATTGGGCTAAAAATTATGTGAAGAAAAATCTCACAAATGATTATAAAATTTATAGATTTTTAATCTGATGAAAGGAATAGGTGCCTGATGTATCTTAATATAAAAACAGGCTATACTTTTAAACAAGTTTATGGCCATCTGGATAAGATTGCTGAGAAGTGTGCTAAACATGCTGATTTTGGAGGCATAGCTGACCTTGGGAATACCTTTGCTCACATACCCTGGAAGAAAGCTTGCAAAAAGGTTGGTATCAAGCCTATATATGGTGTTCAGCTTCCAGTCACAGAAGATCTTCAGAAAGGCATTAGGAGATACCCCTTTAATTGGATGACTCTAGTGGCTAAAAATCAAGAAGGATTACAGGAAATATATCAATTGGTTGATCTTTCTTTTCAACAATTCTATTACAGACAAAGGATAACATATGATCAAATCAATTCTTTATCTGATGGGGTATTTGTTTTATCTGGAGTTGCTCCCAGATATGATCTTCTTGAAAGAAAAGTATATCATGAATTGAGTCCAGCAACTCCTTTTGCCAATAGAAAGTTTGATGGATCAAAAATAACAGCTATAGCTTGTTGTGACAATTATTATCCTGACCCAGAAGATGATATGATCTATGAACCTTTTGCAGATGAAAGATTGAGGGAAAGAAAGACCAGCCCCATACACATACCAACTTATGAAGAGTGGGACAGCATATATCCTGGATGCAAAATATGGAGAAAAAATCTGAATTCAGTAGCATCAGTTTGCAATGTTGAATTGCCAAAAGCACCTATGGTCAAGTATATTGGCAAAGATAACATAGAAAAATGGTGTTTAAAAGGAGCTAAGATTAAAAAGCTTAATATTTCTAAGGGCTTATATGCTGATAGATATAAGAGGGAAATGAAACTCATTGAGGAAAAAGGCTATATAGACTATTTCCTTGTGGTAGCTGATCTTATCAAATATGCCAAGACTAAAATGGCTGTTGGCCCTGCTAGGGGCAGTGCTGCTGGTTCCTTAGTTTGTTATCTTATGGGCATAACTGAGATTGATCCTCTTGAATATGATCTTTATTTTGAAAGATTTATTGATGTGAATCGTTTTGACTTGCCTGATATAGACATTGACTTTCAGGATAACAAACGCCATCTATGCATCAAATATCTTGAAAGGAAATATGGCAGAGATAATGTTGCCCAAATTGGCAATATAAACCGGATGAAGCCAAAATCTGCCATAACCAGATTTGCTCAATCTCTTGGTATACCCATAGATGATGTAGTTGAGTTAAAAGATGCCATTCAAGAAAGGTCTGGAGGAGATGCACGAGCCAATGCCTGTATGGAAGATACTTTCACAGATACTGATATTGGAAAGAAATTCCTTGAAAACCATCCATCTATGGAAGTTGTAAAGCATATTGAAGCTCATCCATCACACACAGGAATTCATGCTGCTGGTATTTTGGTCTGTAATGAACCTATCACACATTATTGTGGGATAAATAGCAGAGATAAAAAAAGAATTGGCATGCTTGATAAGAAAGATGCTGAAGCTGTTAATCTTCTTAAAATTGATGCTCTGGGCCTGAGAACATTAGCTATCATAGCGGATGTTTGTGATCAAGTTGGAAAGCATTATGAGTGGATGTATGAAATTCCAACTGATGATGAAGGAGCTTACAAAGTATTTAATGATGGCAGGTTTAATGGCATCTTTCAATTTGAAGGCCCAGCAGTTCAAGGCTTAGCAAAACAAATGCCTATTAATGATATGGAAGATGTTGCTGCCCTTGGTGCTCTTGGAAGACCTGGACCACTTATGTCTGGTGGTGCTAATTCTTTTATTGGATATAGAAATAATCCTGAAAGCATAGAATATTTGAGCAATCACCAATCAGTTATTGATGCCACTAAAGGCACTTATGGAATTATCATTTATCAAGAGCAGATGCTTGCTATTGGTAGGAATTATGGGAAGTTATCTTGGGCTGATACTAGTGATTTGAGAAGGGCTGCAAGTAAAAGTCTTGGTGATGAATTTTTTGATAAATACAAAAAGAATTTTGTCAAAGGAGCTATGGAGCAAGGAGAAACAGAAGAGCAAGCACTCAAGGTCTGGAAGGCTATGCATAGTTTTGGCTCTTGGTCTTTTAATAAATCTCATGCTGTATCTTATGGCCTGATATCTTATCTTTGTGCATATATGAAAGCTCATCATCCTATGGAGTTTCTTGTTGCTAATCTTAATCATGCCAGAAATGATAGATCAGCTTTGAAGATTCTCAGAGATGCTGTTGAGAATGATGGCATCAAATATGAGTACTTTAATGCTAATAAATCAGAAGTTGATTGGTGTGTCAAGAATGATGTTCTTTATGGTGGATTTTCTACTCTCCATGGAATGGGGCCAGTAAAGGCCAGAAAAGCAGTGAAATTAAGACAAGAAAATACAAGGCCACCTAAAGGTATGCTCAAGACTATAAAACAAAAGATTTCACCCTTTAAATACTTGTATCCATCTAAAGAATTATATGGAGATTACTATACTAAGCCTGAACAGCATAATCTTAATCATGGTGTGACTGAAATCATAAATACCCAAACTGATGGTACTTTTACAGTCATTGGTTGTATTATCAAGAAAAATCTAAGAGATAAAAATGAAGCTTGTTTTGTTTCTAAAAGAGATGGAAAATATTTGGATGGTCAAACATCTTGGTTAAATATTACCATTGAGGATGATACTGGATCAATGATGTGTAAAATCAAAACCCAAGATTATTTGAGATTTGGAAAAGAGATTGCTGAAACTGGAAAAGAGGACAAAGATTGGTATATGGTTCATGGCCAAAAAATCAATGGCTGGAGCATAATGTTTGTGAATAATATTAAGAAAATAACAAGGAGCTTGTGATGAAAAAGAAAATAGCCAGAAGGTGGTTAAAAAGAAATAAGCACAGATTGGTGCAGCAAAGAGGATACTATTCCAATCAAGATAAAAAGATGATCAAGAAGTGTTTTGAAGCATTAAAAGATGAAAAAGGAATAGTCAAAATTTAGTCAATAAATTCAACCAGTAATGGTTTTAACTTTTTTGAGGGTAATTATATGCTGAGTTGATATATGGCTCTTAAAACAAAAATTATGGGGGTTTAAACAGATGAGCATTCTAAGCCATATTGAAGAGATAAATCAAGCAATAGGCAATGAAAAAATTGATATTATGAAAAAATATTACTCTGATAGGATGATACTTAAATATGCTTATGATCCTTTTAAAAAGTATCATATCACTAGTGAAAAATCTGGATTGGATTATTTACAGGGTTCACCAGATGGTTCAAATTTTACTACTAAAACAAAAACCATTCTTGATGATCTTTCATCCAGATCATTATCTGGTCAGGCAGCAATTGAAGCAGTTTGTGATCATATGGTTTCTTTAAATCCAGATTCAGCAGAATTATTTAAGCGGATTCTTAACAAAGATTTAAGGTGTGGTATAAATATCAAAACAATTAATAAAGCTTTTCCAGGTCTCATACCGCTTGTCTGGGATGGATCAAAGAAACCAGCATTTGCACTGTGTAAAACTTTTGATCCCAAAAAGATTAAATATCCTGTCCTTGCTGCAGTCAAGAAAGATGGGGTCAGAGCTCAGTATATTGATAAGATGATATCAAGGCAAGGCAAGCCATTAGTTGGGCACAACCATATAGAAGATCAATTCAATTTTCATGTAGATGGTGAACTCTGTGTGCCTGGAGAAATATTTGATGTTGCATCTGGATTAATCAGGAATGATGATCCAACACCAAATTCTGTATTGTGGGTTTTTGATGCACCTTCTCTGCCAGGGGTAAAAAGAGAAAGAATAAACTGGTTGAGAAGAAATTTGAAAGAATCAAATTCAGTTAAATTAATACACCACTATTGGATTGAAACTGAATCTGATTTGACAAAGTTTTATCAATGGGCTCTAGTGGAAGGTGAAGAAGGTATTGTCATTTATGATCCTGATTCTGAATATGAAGATGGCAGAATATGGTGGAGACTTGTTCCAATTAAATCTGCTGATTGCCATGTAATTGGCTTTTATGAAGGGAAAGGGAAGCATGCTGGAAGTCTTGGAGGGATCATTGTTGACTATAAAGGCCATGAAGTTAGGGTTGGAACTGGCTTTTCTGAAAAAGTGTCGAAAAGCCAGTTAAAACAGCTAGTTAGCTCTATTGATAAAAAGCTCCTTACCTTAGAAAGTAAAAAAATAGAGGGGTATAGTATAGAGGATATATCCCCGGTATGGCAAAAAATCAGGCAGTTTATATGGGATAATAAACCTCTGTTCTTGGAAGCTATTGCCAAGTGTGAATTCAAAGAAAAAACCAAAGCTGGCTCTATGAGACAACCAAGATTCAAAACATGGAGGTGGGATAAAAGTGTCTGAATCAGATATACAGATAGAAGCTGTAAAATGGGCCAAAAGGCAGAGAAAGAGACACCCTGAGCTAAGATGGCTGCATCACATACCAAATGGTGGTAAAAGGGGTATAAGAACAGCCGTGAAATTAAAATTGGAAGGGGTTGAGGCAGGAGTACATGATTTATTCTTGCCTGTTGCAAGATGGAATAAACATGGACTCTATATTGAAGTGAAGTTTGGTAAGAATAAACTTACCAAACTTCAAAAAGAATTTAAAGCATTTGTTATAACACAAGGATATGCTACAGCAACATGCTATACAGCAGATGAAATTATTTCAACTCTCAAAAAATATTTAGGAATTTGATTCTCATTCCAAGACATAAGGAATTATTTTTTTCAAAGCAATTACAGTAGCTGTTCTGAGTGCAGCTACTGTTGTTGCATTTTCAAATATTTCATCAATTTTATTATGTGCAGATTGAACAGAAATATTTTTCAATCCAGTTGTTGATTTCTCTTGATTGATTTCTTTCTGCCTGTTTTTTTCTTGTGCTATTTTATCTTGCTTTTTTGTTTCATAATCAACTATTCTCTGGTCATCATCATCCATCTTAATTTGCTCAGCAGTCAGTCTATTTTTGCCATAACCAGTAACAACACCATCATGGTCTAAAGTACAATATTTCATTTTTACATCCTTTCATTTACATAGCCATTTGTCAATATTGATATTGTTTCTGAGGAAAGTGATCTGATAGCTATTTTGGAATTTGCATCTGCTTGGACTGAAAAACCTGTAATAATATCTGAATCACTATCTTCATTTGTTGAACTTGGAACTGAATCTGTGAAAGATGTTGATCTGATCCATTTTTTTGCCCCCAAGCCAACCAGAACACCTTTTACAGTTGAGTTTGGCATGGCAGATAGAACATATTCTACTCTTGCTGTGGTTGATGATATAGAAACATAGTCTGCCTGTGTTGCTTTCCATTCAACTTCTAATGCCCCACTGGCAGATTCAAAAGCAGTAAAATTTTTGATATTTGCAGATCCATCTGTTTGATCCCAATGAACCATTCTATATGCACTCCAACCACTTGGTCTGTTTGCAGCAATTGGTGAAGTATCCCACCCAGCATCAATGGTTCCATCACTATCTTTTTCAATCAAGAAAAAATAATAATCTGTATCTGCTGAAACACTTCCTGCAAATAAGCCACCTGCATTGGTTCCTTCTGCCCAAGCAGCATCTATCTGCTTGGTCAATGCTGCAGATAATGTTAATATTTTGGTATTTGTTGAATCCAAACATTTACCTGCAGATAAAGTTATATCATGGTCAGAGTCAACAGAATTGCTTGGCACAAGACCATTTATGGTATTGTCTGGAAAGGCTGGATTTTCATCAAAATGTTTTATCCATTTATAGACAAGATTCTGCCAAAAATTAAAATTTTCAAATGGTGGCTTTTCAGGAACTCCAGCGGGAGCCAACCACCCTTCTTGCTCTCTAGTTGATCCTGGATCCACAGAATTTACTTCTGTTACATCCCATAATGGTAGTGCAGTTGGTTTTGACATTTTATCTCCTTATTATATTATTTGTGCAAAATTTCCACCAATGGTTGAGTCTGCTATGGTGCTGAATCCTAGTGATTCATCATCCCCATCAAACCCAAATGGAGTAGTTTCAGAATGCATATGATATTCTACATTTTCAATTCCAATTAAAATAGGGAAATCTTCAACAAGACTTGCTTCAAACTGGTCCAATATTCTTCCAATATCATATGTTGGGTGCAGATTGCCTGCCAATACATATCTAACACTAATTCCGCCATATGTGAAAGAAATTAATCTCAAAGTATCATCAACAGTCATGGCTGTCTGGTTTTTGATTATCTTGGCTCTAATCAATAGCCTATATAAATTATCACCAATTGGAGTTGTAGATCCAACATCATAAATAGATACAAAATTCCCACCAGCATTTAAGTCTAGTATTGTTCCAAAACCTAATGCTGTTTGATCATCTAAAAAACCAAACACCCCAGCTTGATCAACTGGTTTTCCTGGTCTTGGCAATCCAACAATTTCACCAATTCCATCAAGTTGTAGCCCTATTGCAGTATCAAGATATCTTTCATTTAGCAGTTGTAAACCAGATATGTTTAATTCTTGAAATTCAGAAAGAAATGAAGTTATAAAATCCCTAAATTTCTCACTTGTTTCAAACTGATATGCAAGCCTTGATAGTCCTTTTATAATAGCATCATCAGACAATATTCACCTCCACTCTTGTGGTATCATATCTTGATACTTCATCAAGATCTATTATTAAGTTTGCTGTGCCAGTTGGAGAAGCACCCAATCCAATTCTAAGATCAATAGTTAAAATTCCTGGAACAGAATTTATTGGAGTATAAAATTCAGATAAGATTACATCATCTGATATTTTAAAATTTGCTAAACCATAGGCCACAATTGCATCTTTAATATCTGTTGAGCCACTTCCTGGAAATTCATCAGTATTAACAGTTATATCAACTTTTAAATAAATATTTACATCATCAGGTCTTGTAAATTTTACATCTTGTTTAAAACCTTGATCATCTGTTATTTCAACAGTAGTATCTCCATATGATGCTATTCCTTGTGGTGTGTTATCCCATATAGTATTAGCAATTTCATCATTATCCCCACCAAGGATGGAAGATAAAAATTGGTGTGGTGGTATTCCATCAACAGTAGCATCTGTTCCATTGCTTATAACAACTGCATCTTCAACTCCATCTATATTGAGAAGCTGACCAAATAATGAATCAACTAGATTTTGACCCAGTGCTTGTGTTGACTGTTCTCTCCTGATTCTGAGTTCTGCATCAGTTTCTTCATCTCTACCGATTGTTGCACTACTTGAATTTGTTATAGCAGACCACCCAAATATAGGAGTTTCAATAACAGTAAGAGTTCCTGTTGAAGCCTCAATTGATCCTGTTTCTTCACTCTGCATATCAACTATAATAGATCCACCTGCTGGAATAATCACCTCTGAAAGAGTTATAAAAACATCATTTGTTGATGCTACACTAGCTTTGCTGCCTGCTGGTATGACTGTTCCTTCTGTGCCTGTTATTATTCCTGCAACTGTGGAATTAGTTGCATCTTGCCTTTCAATCCCATTATACATAACTACATTTGATAGTTGAATTCCTTGGGCAGTAGATGGATATTGAGAATTGTAAACATTTTCCTGACTTTCCCATTGATCTGATAATGCCTCAGATAGAATGCCTATAAATTGGCCAAAACCACTTTGTGGAGTTAGGTCAATATTATTCCCAAAAGCAATTTTTAATGCATCTTCAATATCTGTTTTAATATCAATTAATCTTTTCCTTTCAAAACCAGCTGCACTTAATCCACTCATATTGTAACCTCCACAGAATCAGATATGACTCCATTATTGACTGAAAAATCCACTCTCAGTCCTTTATCAGAAGGAGTTGGTGTCAAATCCAGGCTCACTATATTTTCAACACCTTCTGTGTCTTTGATCTCTTTTCTGAATAATTCATAAACATCTTCAATACTTGCACCTTGCTCCAGAATGAATTGAGTATATGGCAAGCCTGCTCTATTATCAAGAAACCATTCAGCAAGTAAAAACTGAAGCCTTATTGTTAGCCTTTGCTTAACAATATCAGGATCTGTAGCAAAAGCCAAATCAGATCCATCAAGAAAAAGGTCATGATTTTCATCATCAAAAGCTATATCAAATATTGTCATATGTTCTCCTAAACTGGTGGGCTTGTTATGCTTGCACCACCTGGGTCAGTCCAAGTATATGGGTGTCCATGAGCTGCACTATCAGAACCATTGAACACATTTGGTCCAGTTATGATTCCATCAACCATATTTATATCTCCATGAATATCTATTCCACCAGATTTCTTAATTACAATTTTGGTATCTCCATCATTATTTTTTATTTCTAAATTATCAGGATCAAAATCAGGTATTAAATCTTTTTGGTGATACATCATAGGAATAGCAAAAGCATCACTCAAAGTGTGCTTTCTGATATCAAATGGGTTTTGTATCCCACCTTCTGTTAACCAAGTATCAATAGACCTTTCAGCAAAAAGAACCATCACATGATCACCAACTTCAATAGGTATAGTTATTGAAAATGTAGTTGATTTAAAGCATCTATATGGCACACCAACTAAAAGTGGTAGATTGACTAATTCTCCAGCAAGTTTCCGCTTGATGGTGGGTTGACATTCTATGAGCTGTGTTGACTCATCAAAATCAGTTACAACAGCAGGCAAACAAGTGTGTAATTCTTTTAGTGCAGAATCAATTGCAGTTTGCACTACTGTTTCAAGTTGTGTTCTTTTATCAGCCATTTTAAAATACCCTTGCTTGTATCTTACTTTCCCAAGTATTATCTCTTGTATCCCCAGTGTGAATTATTTTGTCTATTCTATATACTCCCTCATTACGAACTGGCGGTATTTTCCTGAAAAACAAATTCCCTATGTTGATTTTTTCACTTATAGATTCTACTTTTATAGTTCTTCCAAGCTTTAATGCTGGCAGCAAAAAATTAGTGACATTTATACCAATTTCAGTTCTTTCAGGACTGCCAATCATACCATTGGCTTGATTTATTATTAATGGAGGCACATCACTAACAGGTTGCCCAGTAGGGAATGTTTCAATCACTCCATCATTTATAGAATATTCAAAACCACAATCTTTTGCTATTTTATCAAGCCAATCTTTTACATTTCCTGATAGTTGTAATTCTCTTAACAATGATCTTTTCCCAGATAGACAATTTTGAATGCCTTCTGTTATTCCTTTTGATATTCCTTGCATCTGCCCAAGCAATTCATTATAAATATCTTCAGTTGTTGCTCCTGCTGCTATGGTTTTATTAATAGTAGATTGACTCAGGATATTAACTCCATCAGCAGCAAATATTTCAGTTATCCAATCTGTTCCATTTTTAAGATGAACCACATTAATGATATCACCATCAAACACAAGTGGCACAGACTCATCTTCATATCCTGCAAAAAGTTGAACTCTCAAACTTTCTTCTTCAATTTTATTCCTGCTGCTTTCTGATAAATTATATATTTTAATATTGCCAAGATTTGGATAACCAACAAGACTTTTTTCAATATTGAAAACAATCCTTAAATCAATTATTTCAAAATTGATATTTGGGATCAAAACTTTTGCTGATCTAATTAGCATCTTTATTAAAAACCTCGATTATAAATTCATTCAGGTTGTTTCTACTAGGATCTATTTCAGTATCATTTTTCAAATCAAAAGGTATATCAGGATATTGCTCAAGCAGAAAAGCACCAGCAACAATTTTAACTCCATATACTAAAATATTTTCATCAGAATCAGATATGTCTAAAGTCCAGAAACCATTTTCATTCCACAATTGCCTAAAAGAATAAACAATATTCAGAATTGATATATTAAATGTCTCTTCTGGATTATTTGTTAATGATAATATCATGATAGTTGTTTTAACCCTCCGGCAGTTGCTGGAACCATTTTATCAGATATGTTAGAATCATTAAATTGATCAGAAGTAACAATTTGTGATCCTACAAAAATTAATTCTTTCAAAGTGGCTGTAAAAAATAATCCATTTGAGGTGTCTTTGTTCTGATTTTCTGTGAGTGAAAGTATAACAACATTATCATATCTCCTAAGATTCTGCACAAGAGTAAATGGAGTTCTATCCACTTGCAATTCAAGTAATTGATCCCAAATTTCTTTACTCTTTGAAATATTGTTATTGAACACATTTTGATTTTTTGTTATTTGCCCAATAAAGCTTGTACTTGCATTGCTTACTACTCCTTCAACTATAAAAGTCATGGGTTCAATTATTATGTGATCATTTACATTTGCACCATTCTCAACTGGATTCTCAGTCAATCTTGCAGTTGCAGTTGCACCTTCTGTAATAATAATATCCAATTCAATAGTGGATATGAAGTTGCCTTTTTTAAAAAATAGTTGAGCTATAGACATTTAATATTCCACCTGTGATTGAAGGTTGGTTTGAGCTCCGCTGTATTCTTCTGACAGGGCATCTTTGACAGTTTGCTTTATTTTATCTGTGTCTCCACCATTGATGGTTATATTCACTGTTGGGCTGCTTGTGCTATTATTAGTGATTGAACCTGCTCCTGGTGATCCAAATGATTGTGAACTTATTGCTCTGTTTGAAGGAGTCAATATTGGTGATTTAGCATCAATCTGTATTCCTGGCAATTTGCCAATCAGTTCTATCCCTTTATTCAGTGGTGCTAGAAAGAAATCTTTTATTGCTTTGCCAAGATCTTTCATCATCATTATAGCTCCTTCAATTGCTTCATCACCTTCTGTGAATATTAATATCCACCCATCTCTTATCATCCCAAGCAGATTTAGTAAACCATTCACTGCAGTTTCAATGATTGGGAATTTTTCAGCCAAAGCACCAATAGCAGAGTCCCCACCTTCAGCAAAAGTGATAATATCTTCAAGAACAAGAAGAATAGCTGCACCAGCAGCTATTGCTAAAATCGGCATTAGCAAAGCAGAAGCATTCATGGTGAGTAATAATGCAGTAACAGCTATGATAGAATTTTTCCACCCACCCATTGCTGTAACCAAGCTTTTAACAATCCTAACAACACGAGAAACAACAAATAATAATTTTTTGGTAGCTCCTATTGCTCTATCTAAAAACAAGCTTATATTCTGCTGAATAATTTGTTTATTTATTTTGTACCAATCAACAAATACTTTGATCATTGGAGTTATTTGCTTCATTAATCTGGTACCAATGGCAGATGCAACCCCAGATATTATTTTTCTAAGCCTCAAAAATTCATCAACAAAATCAGCAGCAGCCTGAGCAGCATTCTGGTCAATCACAAAACCAAGCTCTCTGGCTTCTTGCCTCTGTCTTTTTATTGCTTCTGAACCTTGCTGAATGGCAATTAACAGATCTCCACTTATGCCAAGTTTTTGGGCAAATTCTAATTTCTCAGCTTGTGATCCCAATTTGGAAATAGCATCAGAAACATCAAGCAATAAATCATCAGCATCTTTTAATCTTCCATTTGCATCAGTTACAGATATCCCAAGTATACCAAATACCTCGATTCCAGCACCCAAACCTCTGGCAGCTTCTGAAGATATTCTGGCCAGATTCTCAAGTGATGAACTCATGGAATCAATAGAGCCACCATTCAATTCTGCAACAAAACCAAGCTCTTGAATAGCTTCAACATCCAAGCCTATCCTTTGAGCAAACTTGCCTAATTCATCATTTGATTCTGCTATAGATTTAGTAAATACAAAAACAGCAGTAGCAGCAGCAGTAGCACCAGCAACCATAGCTGTCAGCCCTTTTACTGCCCCTTCAACCAGATCATCAAATTTCTCTAATTTGTCTTCATCAAAGTCAAAAGATAATTGTGTGATAAGATTTTCAATTATGGTATCAGCCATTTTGTTTCCTGCTTAAATATATTTGTTCTTCTTTTAAATCCAAAACTTCATCTAAATAATAAGCATCAGCCAAGCTATATTTTGTTTTCAATTCATATAGGGTTGCCATATCCCCATTTATTAATCTAGCAATAAATGGTGACACATTTAATTCTCTTTGTTCAACTGCCCCTTTTCTGTGGTGGGCAAATCTGACTTTTTTGGCATCCCCAAATTAAAATTTGCCTCCAATATAAAACCCACTACCTTCCACATCTCCATAGGCTTCCCAGCAAAGTGAGTTGCAAAGTCTAGCACTACTGGATCACCATTCTTTTTGATAAAAACATTTCTCTCAAACAATGATAGTACAAGAGAATTGATGATTTCATCATCAAAATTTTCCATCAAAGCAGGTATCATTTCACTCACTTTTTCAGCAGTATTTTTTCCATTTTTTCCAACCAGAGAAAAAATACCTGGCCCAATTATCTTAATCAACTTTGTTTGAATTTTTAAAGCAGCAACAGCATCAAGCTGTGTCACTAAATAAGTGGTAGTTCCAATTGTTTTTTCTTTCTGTTCCATAATCACCTCATTGTCCTCATTTTAATATTGCCACCAAGCAACCCCAATGAGGAAAGGCTGTCCAGTTTAAAACTGTTAGCTGGTGGCAAATTATTAAGCCATCAAAGGAGTAAGAAAATCACCCCTGAAAACCCATTCCATCATATTGACATTTTGCCCTCTAGTCACAGTTGGAAATTTTTGAATCCAAGCATTATTAATAGTAAAGATTTCACCTGTTTCTTTATCATTTATAATCATTGGAAGAGCATTGGCTCCGCTGACTCTGTCTGCATTATAAAGGGCTGTCAATTCTTTGTTGGAGATTGATGTCTGGAGAAGCTTCACAGTGACTGTACATCGATTATCATTTGATTGGCTTCTGACTACATCACCTTTAGCACCAGCAAGATCATTCCATTGATCCTCAGGCACTTCCAGATTTACAACATCATCTCCTTCAGCATATCCCACAAGCTCAAGTATGCCAAAAATAACATTTACATTTGTAAATGAAAAGTTTTTAAAATCTGCCATGTCTTATCTCCTTATATGTAAACAGTTCCACGAACAATTACTGTGTTGATCCCACCCTGCAATTCTGCTGTGAAAGTCCCATCTGGCAGCAATCTATCATCCCTATCAGTTTGTGAAACTTCTGATCTTTTTGGGAATGATGTCACAACAGTTCCTTCAACCAGGATGCCTTGCTTCACACCATATTGATCAAGCATACTTTTCAAGCGGTTGTCTATGGTGGTTATGCCTGCATTGGTGAATGGAATGATATCCTTTTCAAGAAGCAGATCCAGCAAACCTTCTTCAGTTCGTGCTTGAAGAAAATCAATATCTCTGATTATGTCGATGAATTCACCTTCTTTGTCTGGATTTTTTCCACCACCCATTGTGCCAAAATAAGTAAATTCAGCAGAAAGAGCAGCTGTATAAACATTGGAATTAACATCAAGTGCAGCATCTTTTTGGGATTCTGTTAAATCAACAGTAGGGATATCAGATTCAGCACCCTCAGCAATTCCTGATAAAGTTTTATAAGCCCAATTGGTTGAGCCAATGTCTTTAGGTAGTTGCTGGCCCATCCAAGACATATCAGGATAAAGAGTTGCATCATCATGATAAATTGTAGCTGATCTTTTATAATTTGCATTTTTGAGATAATATGCAAAAGTTGAAGTGCTGCCAAGTACCACAGTATTGGCATCATTTGTTGCAATTAAAAACATTTTTCTTCTGCTTTCAATTTCATCTGCCATATCTTCTGTGACAGTATCATCTCTGAACACTGCTAAACCACTCATAGCATACCAATCATTTTGGATATCTTCAATAGCTGATATAGCAGTTGCAAAAGTTTCAGCAATCTGTCCTTGGGATAGAATAGAGCCACCAGGATTTGATACAGATTTAGCAGCATCACCATCAAGAAAACCAGTTCCGCTTATATCTGTTCCAGCTGGTGCTGCTACTGTATCTAATACTGTGATAGTGGATGCTGCTCCTGTAGTCCCACTATTGATATTAAATCTATTCACAAGATAATAGCAATCACCATTGGCTCCAAGGGCAGTATCAATAATTGTAGCAACATCATCAAGACTGGTAGCAGTTGAAAAATCAAGGGCAGTAAGCTCAACCAAACCACCATCAATTGTTACTGCAAATTCTCCATCTGTAATAGCTTTCCAGATATCCACATCAGTTTCAGGTGAATCACCACACTCCAATAGTGCAGCTATGGGATCATTTACAAATCTGCCAAACTGGATCTCTTCTGGCTGTTCTTCCAAAAATGGATCTTGATAGAAAAAAGCATCAGCTGCTTTATATTCTTCAGAGCTTAATCCAAAAAAATCACCAACTGATTCAGGGGTTGTAAACCTTCTCACCCTTCTTGTAGTAGAAAGAAGGTCAGAAGGAGTGATGACAAGTAAGATACCAAAACCAGCAGCAGATACCCTTGGAGCATCTTTTCTGATCTCAACATCAACAAATCTTTTAATTGGTCTTTGTGCCATAATTTACTCCTTTATGGTTTTTCAATTATAACTGTATCACCATCATCATTGATGCTGTTGGTGACTTCAACTTTTTGTATTGTCTCAATATTCTCTTCATCAAGACTTCTAACTGAGAAGAAGCAATCAAATTGTGCTCTTTCTTCCCATTGCTTGTTTATTTCTTCAGGTATTTCTTGTATTGATGTAGCTCTTAAATAGCCCAATCCTGCAGCAAAAAGAGCATCTGTGATAGTTACCCTTGCCAAGCTATCTTTCAGTTTGGTAGCCAAAGAATAAGCACCTGAATAATAGGTATTTATGCTCACAGATATTTCCTCAACATTAGAATAATCCATATCAACAGAGTCATCAGGAAGCAAATCTGCCTTGTATTCTGCCACACCTAATGGAGTAGTCAAGAAATAATTTATCAAGATATATTCTGATGTTGGTCTAGGGGCATTAGGGTGTGCAAATATTGCAGTTTTACTTGAAACTGCAGAAACCCATGCATATAAGGCATCTTCAATGTTTGATATATTTAGTGCCATATAAATTCCCTTATATTATACCCCATTAAAATTATAATTATTTACCCTAAGCTTGTTTAATACAAAGAGCTTTGCTGTATCCACCTATAAATCGTTTTGCAATGTTGTGAACAAGCCAATTTTCACCCTTATAGATAATTGTATCACCATTTTGTGTTCCTTTTACTTGAACAATTAATGAAAACTCAGTATGAATTTTAATCACCTCTTCAGTTCTCATTCCCTCTTCAAGCACCTTTAAATCTTTTGGAGAAGCATTCTGTACCACTCCTTGAAAGCTTAAAAGAACATCAGAACCATCAACCCATCTACCATCAACATATGATCCTGCTGATTTTCTTATCCCAGTTATAGTGCTTAACCAGCCATCAAATGCTTCTGTTACATCATTAAAATTATCCATCAGTCATTCACCTCATATGTGATAGAATTTTTCATTTGGCTAGTATCAATAAGAGGATTACTTGAACCTTTTGCAGATATTGTTTCAGGAGTGTTTGGTGGAGATTTTATGTTAACAATTTTCCTTCTTATCAAATCAGATACCAATTCACCAACCAAGCCTAAAGCTTTATCAATTTCAATAGTGCCATTTGATATCTGTTTGAGAAGCTTCTTTTGCAAAGAAATTATTTTTGCTTTGTTCTCTTTGGTGGTTGACCTCATAAATGATCTTTCAGGTAATGTAGCAGTACCAAATTCATGAGCAAAGCCAATCCCTGCTACTGTTATATCACCATCAAGATATTTGCCAGCATCAATAATTCCAACATCAACTGTCCCAGGAGTTTTGACCCTTTTAACAAGAGCTTTCAATCCTCCCTTGTTTTTCTTTCTGGTAAATTTAGATGACATAAGCTGGCACCCCTAATGTCTTTCTCAAGGCCAGATATCTTTGCCCATAAGAAGTTGATGAATAATAAGCATCAGTTTGATCTTCTGGAGCGGGTGTTGCATAAGTAATAGAAACACCATCCACAGCCCTATTTGAAATAGGGTTATTGCTGGCTGCTGATCCATTTTTGGTTTTTTCAGCAAGAGCAAGATAATGAGCAGCAAGATAACAGATACCCATATCATATTTTTCACCCCAATAAGTTTCATTGAGGATGATTATTGCATCATCAATGAATATCTGTATTCTTGCCTCATCCAAACAGGCAAATTCACTGAAACGAGATTTGAATGTTTTAGGATCAGCAGCCATGATTTATTTATCCTTTTTCTTTTCTTTCTTCAATTCTGCCATTGATTTTTGAAGATCAGCAATCAGATCACCTTGCTCTTTGATGGCTTTGCCTTGTGACTCTATGACATCAGATTGTTCTTCAATTGTCTTGGCCTGGGCTTTGATTTCATCTTTGCTTTTATCAATGATGGATTTTTGCTGTTTGATAACTCTCTGAGCTCTGTTCAAATCATCATTCTTCTCTTTGGCTCTTTGCGCTTCCTTTTCCTGAGCAGGAGTGAGCACATCACTTTCCACTGCTTTTAAACAGGCATCATCCCCGTCAAAAAGGGCTTTTGCAGCTGGATTTCCATTTAGATATCCTTTTGGATTTTTTACATCCACATAATTGAATCCAGGAAATAACCTGAGTGCTGGCATACCAGAAGCCTTTAAAACTTTTACTGATTTTGATTTATTTTCAATAACAACCATATCACCCTCATTTCTTTTGTTAGTGGGCCATTTCTGACCCACTATTCATTTCTATTTAAATGCCATCAGCATACCTGGCAGAACCAGGATATCTGAATTCAACACCACCAATTTTAAACTCACCAGGCACTTCAAATCCTCTGCCTTTCCGCTGTGGTTCTGTGAACCTCAAAGGCATTGGAATGTGCATGACAACCTTATCCATATCTTTGGTGTAAGCCATCATTCTGTCTGTACTGCCAGCACCAGCACCAGCCAATTCAGGAGTGGGGATGACATCTGCCATGGAATTAAGATAAGGGCTGTTTGCAACCAGCCATTGGAGGATAGTGGTATCACTGTTATCACTTCTTGGTGTTCCAGCAATATAGTTCCACTGAGAAGTTGGAAGCAATAGGGTATCAGGCCTTTCAACCTGAAGAGTATCAACAAAAATATCCCCCATGAAATCATTTACATCAAAAAGGATCTGATTTGGGGTTTTATTTACCCATTCAGTACCAGAGCCAGGATTGTTAACTGTGGCAGCTGTTACATTGGTGTTGTTTATAAAGCCAGGAAGATTGTGAGTTGCATCACCAACCATGCCAGTTCTTTGGGCAAGCTCTTCATAAGCCCTTCTGGCAGTATTTGCTTTAAGTTGTGGCAAAGGTCTTTGAAGCTGAATTGCCTGTCGCATTTCTTCATCAGAATATTCATATCCAGTTGCACCAAGCTCAACAGG